AGTTGTAGTGTATTCTTCCGCCAAGGATAAACCTCCTAAAGCCACGCATAGGCGTGTCAGGATTTCCATCTTAAGCTCCGGGTCTTGAGCGTTCGCAACACTTATCAGAACGTTGTCGAGCTGTCTGAAGCTCTCTTCGCTAAGTTACGTCTCAAAATGGTTAGCATCAAGTGCAAACTAAGTTCTTGGAGGGATAACCATCTTTGGTTTTGCCCATCTGTTGATCTTTTACCCGCCTCCCCAAAGCGTCTGCACTGTAAGTCCTACGGAGTCAAGTCCTCCGTTGATGTTCCTTTCAGGGGCAGCTGCCTCTTCTTGGATATAAGGGGCCGGTGTCATGACCAACATCTGCTTGAATTGCATGATGTGCTGTATGTCGTTGAGACCTAATATGCGACAGAGCTCAAATTGCTTGGCTTTCTGAGTGTGCGTCGTGAAGGCTGCCCTCTTCACCATCATCTCATAGTTGAATCCTTGGAATTCTTCATCTGTGGGGTAGTATGCAGCCTGGAGGAAGGACTTCGCGTGGAAGCCCACCTTGGTGTTGCCAGCTGGTGGTTTGTTCACAGCGGCAGTTGCCATTGCTCTTAGTGCCGTGACTTTATTCATCGGATTGTGATCATCCTTCTTGAGATACATCAGGGCCTTTCGTACTTGGGATAGTATAGCAAGGGCCGTGCCGGGCTTTGCTTTCTCAGTGTGCTGGGTGATGAATCCTTGCTGTCGGAGTATCTTCCTCACAGCTTCTAGAGACTGGACCGGTGAATACTGCGAGCCATCCATGTAGAACCGCATCTGACTCACCGTGGTGTTGAGCGGCGTCACGGACATCGACCGGAACATCTCTAGGAAGGTGTTAAGATTACCTGTGTTCACCTGTATCTAGTAAGTCAAACCATTGTTCTCCTTATACAATTCTTGGATGGCAGAACCCTGCCCGAACGCTTCCAACTCCTTCTTACTCATCTTGGTGTTTTGGGAAATAGTTATGTGGAAGCATCGGCGCTTGATTAAACTTGATACGGGCAACAGTATCAACTTGCGTTGTTATTTCTCCTTCTGGCCTTTTGGACCGTAGATAACCGACACGTGCTATAGGATGATGGTGGAATTCGTCTTAGTTCCTTTCTTGGGGATCACCCCATAGTCACTCAGGCTCAGGGATAGCATAGCAACTTTGGCGTTCTTTATTAGATCTTGCGGATGCATGAATGCACCCTCACTTAATTGCAGAGCTGCCGTGAGCACATGGTTATCTCGACCACCCATTGCTATTTGTATGTGGCGTACAAAATTGATGACCTCTTGATTGAAGTTGTTGACGTCGAAAGCCTTGCCACGTTATTCTTTTAAGTGGAAGTTCCTGAGAGTAGTGGTGAAATTGTTAATGTACTTCGGATTGAGGTATGAGGCCGCGAATTTCTCAATATTTCTTTCCCAATCTCCGAACTGCTTCTTGAACTGTTCGGTGACGGAATCAGCGGCCCCCTTGTCATCACCTTGAAGCAACTTGAGGGTACCAGAAGGGTAACCTACAAATTACTAGGCAATGAGATCGAGGTATGCAAACAGGGCCTTATTCACGGATTAGGTTTACTCCAACACTACATTGTAGAACTAACGCACACTAACGGGCAAGCGGAGCAACTTTTGCTTGGTCTTCGGGTTGACAACAGTGTGGTGCATCGTCAGTTTCTTGTACGACTTTGTGATTGCGTGTTCAGCAGCCTCCTTTGTTAAGGGCTCATGCTCAGCCCCTTCTGGTGAGTGTTCAGTCGGCTGCTTCTTAACTGGTGGACCAGTGACGATTAGTGGATCAATTGGACTGAGGGTGTAGTCGAGCTACCTCATGTTTTCATTATCCAGGTCTAAAAGTCTGGTGGCCTCGTAGGGTGTTCCACTGAGGGCGTCAGTGTTGAACGCTAGGACTCCATCGGCAGTAGCCTTATCGTACATAATTCTAACTATGGTGTGTAGTGAGAAGAGCTATCTCGTGTTGATGGCTGTCTTCTCCTCTAACCCAAATTCATTCAAGTACTACTACGTTTTGGAAACCATTTCTTCCGGATCCATCTGTTCCAGTTAGCGTAGGGTTCTGACGAAGGCGGCATTTAGGATCCTGTTGATCTCTGGCTCCATGAAGCCACCAAAGAGGTACAATGACTAATCTTTCGCTAAAGTCGCTACTAAGTAGTCGTTGTATTAATCAGGTACGTTCAGATTGTACCCTTTTTCTGCTTTTGAAAAACCAATTGCAGCCCTCAACCTCTTGATGCTGAGAGTTGGGAACTCCAATTTGATGCCCTGCTCATGGAAAGGCCCGAAGTAGCGAACGCCAAAACCAAGAAAATCTAAATCCACGTAAAGCTCACGGTCAAGAGTACCCAGAACGTCGTTTTGAACGAGTTCCGTTTTCATGGTAACACCTTGCATGGCAAAGATTGGATCCAAGGCTTTCTGCTGGATCAATTTGATCCAATCACCGCCTTTCTCCAGAAGGCGTTTTAGCAGCATTGACTTGTGTTGCGATTCGTATGCTTTCTCGATTTTCTCCCATTCGTCAGGGGCAAGATGGTCAACCTAGTGCATCTTGTTACGCACAGCCACTATGCACGAGACAATCATCGCCATCTTAATGCAATTGATGTCTGCGGTGCCCGGATAGCCAGATGACAGCCAATCGGTTTTAATGACTGTATTGCCTATAAGGACTGGGGCTGACACCATCTGTGAGGAGGCGATTGCAGCGTAGGCATCCCAGGTTTTCGTGTCAACATTCTCGTATTGTTTGTGGAAGAATTGGAGGTAGAAATCAACATCCTCCCGTGAATGGGAGCATTCCATTTTCTCTCCGTCCATAGAAACCCATCTCATCGTACCATTGAGTTTGTGTCCGATGAATAGGTTGTCAGCCATGAACAAAATCATCATGGAGTCATCTTGTGCTTCCCTCATCGCCTGTATGAGTGTCTTGAAGAAACCCTTTGTGGGGCTAAATCCCTGCAGATTGTAGTTCCCATTGGGTATAGCACCGGGATGAAACTTTAGAGTCTACTAGTTAAAACTAGGCCTATTTTTGAAGATAGGATTTTGAACTAATTATGGTAAGATGGTGACTGGGTAGCTAAGTGCGCAAATGTTTCTGGTCTTTTCATCCCACTCATCTCTCTGGTAGACTTCTACTTTGGGCTTGAAGAACTGTAGTGACATTGGATGTTTACTGAACCACTACTTAGGTTGTTCTTCTGCCATAAGGTTGTTCATGAGCCATTGCCCGCTGGCTAGCAAAGTGCCAATCCCGGTGGTTTCGTTCTTCTGGGTGGCATTACCACAGAACGGGCCTGAGCTCGAGGTCGTGTTAATGGTGACGGCATCAAATGTTCCTCCAGTGCTTAAGTCTACATATTAAGCTTGTGTGGCACTCATGAAATCTTTGATATCGACGTACTCATTGTAACTTGGCAGATCGTGGGTGTCGAATTACAGTGCGCGACTCTTATCCAAACCAATTGGATTGACTGAGGTGAAGCTATATTCACCCATGTAATAAGAATCTCTGACTATATTATTCTTGGTGGCACGCACTTTCTTGTACCTACCAGCCTAACCCTGCAATGAGCCATTGTTAAGAGTCATCTCATTGAGTTACTCTAAGATGTCGTTCCCGAATTCCCAGTCTTCACTTACAGCTTTGACATTGTCGATCACCGCAAGTAGGTTTCTATCCACTTCTCCAGTAAAGTACTTTGGGGCATAGGTGAGTTCCTTGAACTGGTCAGATGGTATCTTGTCAGTAGGCTCAAAGTTGGCCCACTCTTTCTACGCATCTACCTTGTTGCCCAGGGGTGCTAGCCTGTAGAAACCAGCCTTCGGGTGCTCCACACCGGGGACACCAAAGGCTGACTTGACAAGTGAGGCATTGAAAACGGCCTTCTTTCTGAATGGCACATATTTCACAGCGGCAACTTGCTCAGCAACCTTTTGCTTGGTGGTGCCTACTAACTCCGTGACGTCGCCGTCGTAAGTTAGCGGGTCTACTTTCCGACCAGTTACGGTCTCACTGTAAGTACCTATGGCGCCCATCGGCACCATAGTTGGCGGCAACTTGTATTACCTTTTGGTTTAGGGAACCAAGTTCGCGGCGTCTAACAAGAAATAAATGACATCATATGGTTTAAGCACCTCGATGTCCTTGAGCTTGGTGGCTTTTTGGGCCATAATCTCTAGATCAAAGTCCTTGGCCTTGAGTTTCTTGGTGATCTGCAGGAAGGGCTCTCTCAACGTTGAGTTTGTATTACGGAGTTGGCCAAGGATCAGTAGGATATCCTTGAATCTCGTCTCAAGCTTGGTGAGTAGCCATTAGGTGCGGTTCATGCCCTAAGGGGGAGGGCTGCTGAAAAACTATGCCATTTCTAGGGCGGCAAAACAAAGTTTGCCAAGAAGGCTCTCGGTTTTGGAACCGTGATTTTTGGGGTCTTTAATTGCTTCGTATTGTTCGTCTGTTATCATGTCGTAAATCTCTTGTCTTGAATGTAATAATAAATGGGATCTGTTGGGTTTCTAATCGTGTTTTAACCAGGTCTGGTATGATTTGCT